AAGAGAGGATGCTAATCTTCCTGTCATTATGTATATATGCAAGTTTGTTTGTAACAATATCGATAGCGATCCCACTTTTCACTTCATATTTAGTGCAATGTATGACGAAAACTTAGAATTTCAAGTCACTGATATTGAAGCATGGTGTAATTATTATCTTGAAGAGACTTATGACGAGACTGAACGGATAACAACGCTATGAAATGGAATAAATACCCGGAGAACAAGCCCAACCACAAAGATTTTTGCGCTGTCTATGGAGCTTTTCAAGATCGTTATGGCAATAAGGTGAAAGCTGAATTCGATTTTGCTTTTTATTGGAAAGATAAAGATTATTTTACCATTGGAACCACTGTTGGGGAGTTATTCCTGCCAGATTATTGGTTGGAGATTCCCAAACTGCCAGAATTAGATTGGCCCGATTTTAATATTCCTAGGAAATAGACTTCTTGATATCAATTAATTGCAAGTAGATCTCATTAATCTTAGTCGATAATTCATCAAACTTTTTAGAGCAATCCTCAATTGGCCTATCAGTTATGGTAGGCCATTCTGGTAATGGCAGATCATCAAGATGTAGCCAATGCGTGAACTCGTCGTTCTTCTTTTTGGGATCCATGACTGAGACTCTAACTGTTGGTCTAATTTCGTTCAGATTCACAGTTAAAAGCTTTTTATTCAACAACGGCTGATCGAATCTTACATAGCGCCATTTAACTACGCTCATCACTTCTCCCTTTTAGATCGTCTCTTAATTCAATAGTAAACTCTTGCTTCTGAGTTTTCGTTTCGGAGCTCCCAGAAGCAAGATACGCAAATAATCCTAGTATAGCTATAATCGCAAGCATTATCTAAACCTAATAGCATCCTGCATCTCTTTATAGAGAGCCGCTTTCATTTCTTTACTTATACCGTCAGCAAATGCATTTGCGGAAGACAACGGTGAATCACCCTGTTGTGGCGCAACAAGGTTGGTAGGACGTGGTTTACTCATGTTCTTTTGCACGCGTTCTTTGTCAGCTGCGTAGGGATCAGATTGGTCAATGCCAAGCTTCTTGATCATCTTATACGCTGATACTGCTTTAGCATAAAGATCGTTAGAGGCATTAAGCGTTTGGGCAAGTTCAGGCTCAATGGCGCGCAGGGCCTCAATGTTCTCTTTCGATACAACCGAATCAAAATCAGGGAACTGTGATTTAATCTTATATTCAACTGAAGATTCAGCGCTTTGTTGCTTGTAACGATTAAGTTCTTCTTCAAGCTTGCGGAGCTTTTTATTTACTTTGGTCTCAACCTTAGATAGAAGCTGCCCCTCAACAAGATCTTCAGGATTGTATCGCACGTCCTCTTCGGGCTGTTCGGTTTGTACACGCGTTGCCTCCAGATCCTGAAGTCTTTTCAGTGCTTCATCACGTTCACGCTCATAGCGTTGTGCTGTCTGGCGTAATGCCCTAAAGTTTAGCTCAGCGGGGCTTTCTTTAGGTGCCTCAGCTATGGGTGCGGGAGCTTGTTCTTGTTGCTCTACTGGAGCAGTTTGTTCTTGTTCTATAATTTCATTATCAAACATACTAGCCTCTAGTTTACGGTAAGTATTATGTTGCTAAATTTCTCATTGTTTATTTGTTGTGCTCGTCTTAAGAGCGATCCATCGTTGAAGCTTAGCACAAAGTCACGAAGAAGGCGTTCTTCCGGCGGTAAATTAAGTGCGTTCTCGATGATATGGATGCATGCTTCTTGCGATGGGACTACCCACAGGAATTCGGGGTAATCATCCTTAAAGTGGTAATGGTAAACGGTCTGATCCCATTCGGGTGTAGGGCATGTAGAACGTGCGAAGAAGTAGTTACGCACTACGTTGTTCATGAGGCGTTCTTTTTTTGTGACTACAACGACAAAGAAGTCGCCTACATGTTTTTTTTTAGCTTCATCAATGGTATCCCAAAGGTTGCGGTCATAGTCGGTGAGCATCTCTTGCATCTGCTCATGAGCGCTATGGGTGTTTTGTGATTCATGTTGCTTTAATTCGCTGGACAGTTGCCCAATGGTCTTTTTACTCATGATTCTCCTTAGATTTTACTTAAAATAACAAGCCCCTTGATAATTGTAAAACTATCAAGGGGTTAGATTCATAGGAGATATGAATGATTTACTTCTTTTTTTTCTTTTTCTTCTTGCTCATGCCAGCTTCAGAAAGACTTATGGCAATTGCTTGCTTAGGGTTTGTTACAACAGGGCCTTTTTTAGATCCTGAGTGCAGCGCGCCCTCTTTGAACTTGTGCATTTCTTCATGCACTCTTTTTTTCTTAGCTTTTTTAGGAGCAGAATGTGCTAATTTAGGCATATTATCCTATCTCACACGTGTTGTGTCTTGATGGGTTAATTCAATATCAATCTTCTTACGCTTAGCAGACTTTTTTGCTTGCATTGACAATGGTTGACCCAATATCTTTGCGGCAATCTTAATCGCCTGCTTACTTTGGCGAGGTGCAGCTACCATAGTTACTCCGGCATCCAGTAATTACGCATTCCATATTCATCAGACCGTGGGAACAATTTGTTATCCACATCTTTTGGTAGATTAGCGGTTGCATGCTTATCTTCTTTAATCATAAGCATATCGTTAAATTCCCTACGACGACGTGGATCAACATTGGCCCTAAAGACATCAATCATGGTTGGGGTTTTACCCTTAGCAACCTTAGATCTCTTTACTGGCATAGATGGAGCGCTATCGCGTATCCATACATCATTTTTTGCCATAACAACCTCTTAGAACATTGTTTTCGCAGGCTGCATTCTCATTTTATGACCATCGTAGTTCATTTGTTTCGTCACACCATGGATGGTATCATCAAGTGGTTCAGGAGAATAGATATGAGATCCTTCCCAGCCCTTCATAATGATATTCTGTGGCATGTTTGCCAACGCAGAATGATCTTCGTGCAACATACCATAATCTCTGGCTTCGATTTTGTATTTCTCGCCATGAGAAGAATAACCTTCGTGGCTCATTTTATGCATGCTGTGGTGACCATGGTGACCATGATGCTTTTTATGTGATGAGTGATGTCTTTTTGCTGCCATGTGCAGACTCCTTAGTTACTGCGAACCACTTTAGTGTCGCAAGGTTTCCCTCTAACTATCATCCAGCCACTTGAGGAGATGGTTGAACTTGTCCAGAAGCTTCTGGACTATTTTGTTTCTGCAGTTGTTCTTGCTTCTGTGGTTGCATATCTGGTTGAGCTGGTTTATTCATCTCTACCATTGCCGCATTAGCTGCTGCCTCTTGGGCCTTGATCATATTGGCCATGGATATGAGCTGTTGAATATGATTAAGATCAATGGTTTCAAGCTCTTTGATGGCCTTAATGAGATCCAAGAGTCCAGCATCTTGGTCTTTCACCGCAGCTGCTCTGCGTTCTTCGGCAAGCGCAGCATTCTCTTCAACGCGGCTATAGCGTTCAACGCCAAGGCCTTCATCGGCAACGGCACGTGCTTCAGCGAGTTTGGTTTCAGCCTGAAGTTTAGCCATCTGCACTTGCATTTGGGCTTGTTCCATTTGCTGTTTCTGTTGAGCTTGTTTCTGCACCGCTTCAACCAATTTCTTTTTATCTTGTATCGTAGAAGCTTCAAGAAGCACATCATCAGGTATTGGTATACCAGCTTCACGTGCCTGCAAGAGCTGCGCGTAATTCATTTGTTTCTGCGTGGTGGTATTGAGGCCTTCTTCAACCGTCACGTTATATTTACCGAAGTTCTTGTTATAGAACTGTTGGGTTGGTTCTTTGCCCTCAAGCATGGTCTTTATCTTGCCTGGAGTGAAGTTGTTCTGGATATATTCAAGCATGATTCTACCAAGAAGCTTTTGAGCATGATCTAGGTTGTCGAATATACCTTGAAGGGATACAACACCAGCACCTTGGCGCAACATAGCAAGTACTCCAGCCTTATCATCAACAGCTGAGCCCAGCATCTCTTCGTTCACGCCTGACTGACGTGTGAAGAGTGATTGGAATATCTCAGTAAGCCTGAACATGCTTTGTGATGCTTCGCCAGGGGGTATCTTCTGCACATCGGTCATCTGAGCTTCTTCTTTAAGCGCTATGCCTTTACCATTTCCAGAAGTAAATACGTCTTTTGGATTCACAAGAGCATTCTCTTTGTATACCCAACCAGAATTTACTTGGGATTCAACGGTGTCAGCAATGTTAATGATGAAGCGGTTGAAGAGATATTGGGTATCACGCAACATTGTAACGGGAGATTGAATTCTTAAATTAAAATATGGCAATTGTGAATTATAATAAGTAAACACTGGCGCAAATGGATAGAGATCAATGTTCAGTGGATTCATGTCATTGTAGAGTACTTTACCCTGGCAGAGCGTTGCAAGCCGTACCGTTGGTATTTGTTGGTCTATAACGGTTACCATCTTGTAGGTATGCAAGTAGAGCTTAAGATCTTCTTCGTTTTTGCCGCGCCATTCCATTGTCTCGCCAGTCTGTGTATCAACAAGCATTCTTTGGTCACGGAAGTCACGATAGTAATATTCATCAACGGTAAGCAAGTTCTGCTTTGAGTAGCCGTAGCTTTCAGGCATAAAGATGAACTTGCCATCGCGGGAAGATGCATTCATGTTGCCAATCATACCAACAAGGTCATCGGTGTAGGCCGGGAAGAGCGATATCACTGCGCGCTTATCCATATACGTACGCTTCCATATATAATTACAGTCTGATAGATCTTGCTTGCGGAAGAAGGGATCGGTCAGGAATGTATTGTATGCGCAGTTATCTACTTTAATGTTGCCCGATATTGGATCTCCACGGAAGTCTGGATAGACTTGAAGCAAGTTCATACCAGATATTAGAGCGCCCTTAAAGGCATCGGATATTGTGTTAAGTATACCTTCAGAGTCACATATATGCATAATAAGATCAGTAAACTGGTCAGCCGTCTCATTGTCAGCATTCTGTTGAGGCGTAATGATTATGCTCTTCCGGTTCTTAGCTTGATAGCCATGTATGTTATTAACAATAGGGCGTATCATGTTGAACTGGAATTGCTTACGTTGGGCTATGGGTAGGTTACCATAAAGAGACTGCCACAGTGTTTGGTCTCCGGCTTCGTATCTGTTATTGGTATCTGCTTCTTGCCAGAAGGATAAGTTAATGGTAATTGCCTCAGAATAGGCCGCTTCCATTCTCTTTTTTATTGGATCTGGATTAGCATCGAAGAACTCAGGGCCTAATTGGGGAAATATCATACGTTCTATCCTCGATAAAAGCTGTTTAATTTTGCAAGAAGTCTAAGGGGGATGTTGTTAAGTATCAAGTTTTAGCTCATCTCTCTATTTTGGAATATTGGTGGTAAATTAGTTTGTTCTCCATAAACGGCTTCGTAATAGCGCTTGTCTAGTTCTTGTGCGCTGAGGCCATCTCGTGTTTTAGGCAATGACAATGCAAGGTAACGAAGATTATCTGCCCAGTGTGAGCAATAATCATGAAGCGGGTGTGATTTATATACACGCTTTTTTACATCGTATTCTTGGCGATAGTTCTCAAGTGCTTTTATTAATGGCTTGCAGGCAATTTCATCGATCCAAATCTTACTAAAAGCAGAGCGAACTGCTTCAATGCCATCTTGGATACTTATATTGGGAGCAACAGTAAATTGAACACCAAGTTGTCTAGCCTTTTCTATGCGAGCCATACCCGATGTAAACTCTCTGACTTGAATATCGTGCGGCGCTATATGCCTACCATACGTATATGGCTTCTCGTTAATGACTTTAATATAATGCTCAAGCCCAACCTTAGAGTTCTCGTAGCAATCTATGATGCGCACTGTCTGGCCAATAACCTGGAAGAATATTATCGTGGTGCTATCACGCACACCAAGATCCCAGGAAGTATGAACCTTAAACGCAGCCTCGTAAGGAACTTGCCCTATTTGACCCTTAACTCTCATGCGATCAATATATTTGCTGTAATAGGCTCCCTCTACACCCATCTCGAAGCTAGTGTAATACTCCTGAAGCACGAGATCTTGGCTCATCTCACCAGAGGCCATTTCTTTCTCAATTTCTTCAATGGGAATATGGCCAGTATCTTCAACAGTCAGCTTATAAGAGAACCAATCATTGGGGTTATTCAAGGCAATTTGATAGAGCTCCCACATATGGTTCTTACCGCGTGGCGTGCTAATGAAGAGTGCCCAACCATCGTTGGCAGTTAAAATGGGACGAACAAATTGATAAGCGCGTGGATCCTGTAAAGCATACTCTGAGAATACAACCCCTTGAGGGTTCGTTCCAACAAGGGAAGTATCATAAGCATCTGAGCCTATAACCTGAAGTACGGAACCATTGAGGAATCTAATGCGCATTTGCTGTTCGTTTTTGGATTCAACAACTTTGTCTGGAATATAATCTAGTATCCTAGTCCCGTCGTTGGTAATCGAATCCCAAAGAATTTTACGCCCCATTGAATAAGTAGGGAAAACATAAAAAATAACTTGGACTTTGCGAAGACATTCGCGAATACAAATATTAAATGCGGTCAGATCCTTGCCGCTTCGTCGAGGCATAATACCTATCACGCGCTTGTATTTTTTATTTATAATGGCGTCTAACAGAGGAATTTGATAACTGCGTGGCTTCCATTTATTTAAATGGACAACTGATTCAACATCAATCAACATGTTCCCTTCTTTCTGCGATTGGCAGAATTTTGCTTGGGCGTAACCCAATGACAATTTCCTGGCTCATAATTGCCGTTATTGTCTATGCGATCGAGCTGCATGCCAATTGGGCGATCTCCCATATCGCGATAAAAGTTTATGAACGATAGCCAAGATGGTATAACAGAAATCCC